TTTGGGCCAACGGAATCGTCTGCCAGCTTGCGCCGCCGGTGGACTGCGAATCAACCCGCACGCCATCGATAAAAACCGCTGTGTAGCGCGACTCCGCACCACGCAAGAACACGCTGGTTGGAGAGCCAACGTTACCGGGGCGGCTGATTTGAATACCGGGCGCGCCGGCTAGGATATCCGCTACGCCAACCGCTCCGCTGCGTTGGATGGTTGCACGGTCAATGATCGTTACATCGGCCACCAAGTCGGCCAACGGCTGCGGCACACGGGTCGCCGTCACCACAATTGGGCTAAGTGTGGGGACGTCTACAGGCGTTGATTGCGCATAGACGGCCGGAACTGACAGGGGGGCGTGGATAAGCGCGGCCAAGAGCCGGCGTGAGTGAAGTTTTCGCATATGAATCAACCCGAAACAAAGGCCCTTACCGGCATCCCCGCCAGTACATGAGCGTTACAGCAGCGCGCTTTTAAAAAGACGCACCACCACATTGTTGGCCGGTATCCGGGCTGGTGGCACGACTTCCATCGCCTTCCCAAGCGCTTGTTCAAGGCACTCAGTGGCTGTGATGGAAGCGGAATCCCTGCGGATTCGTCCACTTACCGTTGCGGGGGCAGCGCAGGTTAAGTTGGCTTTGAGTGACCTTCTCTCCTGCTTCCCGTTGAACTGCGCTATGTGAACCACAGCGCGAGCACCAACTTGTCGATAGTAAACGAAAAAGCACTTCGAATCAAACCAACAGGTAAAGTGAATTGGAAACTACCCAGAGATTCATTTGGTTCGGATTTGCGTTGGTGCGTAAGAAATGAAGGCTGTTTTCGCTTCTACTTTGGCTGCAAAAATATCTTCTCCTGCATAGACCACTCCATTGGAAACGGCTCCATCAGATCTTTCATCGTTAGTTGCGCCGGGTACTTCCCGTCTAGGATGGCTTCAATGACTGTGGGTGACAGATAGGCCAGGCGCAGTATTCTGCTGACAAACGATGGACTGATGTTCTCTGACTTGGCCATGTCTTCAATTGAAGCGTGGGTACCGTCAAATAGTTTCCGGTGCCAGCGGTGGCCGCGAGCCAGCAGTTTGACCATGGCGTTATCAATCAGCGCCTCGCGCCGCTCGATCGCCCGAGAACCGTCGGGCATTACGATCACCGCCTTGCCCCCACGCCTGCGAAAAGTCATCGGAATCTCGGTGGTGAATCCCGCTTCGGTATCGGTGCTCATGCAGCCTCCAATTCTTTTTGTGGCTCAAGCGTGTCGCGCAACAGCTTGTTCAAGCCCTTGTCGTGCCATTTGATTGATATGCCGTCCTTGCGCACAGTGATGCGTTCAACCAGGGTATGCAGAACTTTGGCCTGCTCCGCAGGGAAGAGTTCGTCCCAGACCGCGTCGACAGACTGCAATGCGCTAATTGCTTTTGTCTCTTCAACCTTGGGCCGCTGCGCATTGACCTCACGCACTGCGTGGGCCAGCACCTCTGGTGAGCGCAGGATGCCGCGCATCTTTTCAACAACCACCTGTTCAATCTCACCGGCGGGGATGCGGCAGATGTCGCAGCTTTCTTTGCCGATCTTGATCGAGTCGGTGTTGATGTAGTAGCGGTAGGTCTTGTGCTGCTTGCGCGTCCAGCCAGGCGTGAAGGCCCGTCCTTGCTCAGAAAAAATAATTCCGCGCAGTAGAGAGGGCGCGCTGCCCCTACCCGCCAGCCTCGCCTTATTCATAGGGGTGCCGTTTTTCAGGTGCATCTGCACCGTATCCCAAAGCTCTTGCGTGATGATGCCGTCATGTTCACCAGGGAAGTGCTGACCCTTGTAGGCCGCAATGCCAATGTAGACCGGGTTGCTGAAAATCTTGTAGACAAGGCCTTTGGTGATCAATTTGCCTTCGCGGACAACGCCCTTGGCTGTTGTCCAGGATTTGGAGGTGACACCGCGCTTGCGCAGGTCTTTGACAATGGTGGCCATCGAGGGCGTTGCGGCAAAGCGAGCAAAAATCTCCTGAACAATGGCTGCTTCTTTGGGGTTGGGCACCAGTTTTCGCTCAACCACGTCATAGCCCAAAGCGGGCATCCCACCCATCCAGATGCCACGCTTGCGTGAGGCCGCAATCTTGTCGCGCACCCGTTCACCGGACAACTCACGTTCAAACTGCGCAAAGGACAGCAGGATGTTGAGCGTCAACCGTCCCATAGAGGTGGTGGTATTGAAGGACTGGGTGACCGAAACAAAGGTCACCTTGTGCTGATCAAACAGCTCGACCAGCTTTGCAAAGTCGGCAAGCGACCGTGATAAACGATCAATCTTGTAAACCACGATGGTGTTCACCAGACCCTTCCGGACGTCTTCGAGCAGACGCTTGATGGCCGGGCGCTCGAGGGTTCCTCCTGAGAAACCGCCGTCGTCGTAACGATCCTTGAGCGTTACCCAGCCTTCAGATTTTTGGCTGGCAATGTAATTAGCGCAGGCATCGTGTTGGGCGTCCAGTGAGTTGAAGTTTTGGTCCAAGCCTTCTTCTGTGGACTTGCGCGTGTAGATCGCGCACAGGACTTTAGGGGTGGTAGCCATTAGACGCTCCTTCCAGAAGACAAACCAAAAAAGGTCCAACCGTTTCGGTTGGTGCCTGTAATCACCATGGCGATGCGTGAAATGGACTTGTAGCGTTGACCCGCGTATTCGAAATCGTCAACGTGCACCACCACCTCGTGGCGCTCACCATCCCATTCCCGAATCAGGCGCGTTCCGCAGATGGGCCTGCCATCAACCCTGCGGCGGCGGACATCGGCTTTGCCACCATCGAGTTGTTCGCCAAGCTTCTCCAGGCGCTTGACGGTCTCGCGGCGTAGGCCCCCAAGGGCCAGCTCCTGAATCCGGTATGCCAGACGCGTTTCAAGGAAGCGCCGGTTAAACGGTGGTGGTTCGGTCTGAAACATTTCTCGCCACATTTGCTTGAGGTCAGGTGTGGGCGAGGTTTTAAGGGCTGCAACGCGTGCAACAAGTGAGTCATTCATGGGTGTTGTCCTTGGTAGTCAAAACACCTGCATGAACGCTCTCTTCGGTACGGTTAGCAAGTTGAGCTTCGCGTTTTTGGCGGTCCAGAAGGCGAATAGCGCCCTGGGCCAGGATTGCGCCGATGACGGCCATCGGGCTTGGCTCGGCGCGAGGGGTTGGTGGTGGGGTGCGATTTGGGGCGGTCATGTAGGTTCATACCGCCGCAGGGGGTTTTTTTCTCAGGGCAGTGCCCGTTCTGGCCATCAAAAAGCCGATTTGCGCCATGTAAACGACACCCAGTCCTCAAGTCCAGTCAGAACACATCACAAATTTATTTCCGAGCAACAGTAATAATGCTGGTTGTTTACTAGCAATGTGATATGATGCTGCTCATCAACCACCAAGGAGTAATGATGCAAGAAGAAAACACCACCGGACGCGCGCTCGGCGGCTTGGCCAGGATGGCCAGCATGACGCCAGAGCAGCGCAAGGAAAACGCCCGTGCAGCTGCCCAAGCAAAGGCTGCATTGAAGAAGTTGCCCAAGGCAACTCACTCTGGTCAATTGGCTACAAACCTGATCGACTTACCGTGTTTTGTACTTGACGACGGACGTCGGGTCATCTCTGGTAGGGGCCTGACTGCAGCCATCGGAATGAAAGGGCGCGGAGCTGGGGTTTCTCGGGTTGCTGAGCACAAGCTCATTAAGGCCTATGGTGATCCAGCCCTAATAGCCGCCATAGACAACCCGATTCAATTCGTTGGCAAGTCACCGAAAGGTGACAACGTGCCAAGTGATGGTTACGAGGCGCATGTTTTGCAAGAAGTTTGCGAAGCGATCCTCACAGCGCGTGACAACAATTTGCTCTTGACGGAGCAAGACCAGCGATATGCAGTGCAGGCAGATATTTTGATGCGGGCATTCGCGCGCGTTGGCATCGTCGCGCTGATTGATGAGGCTACTGGGTATCAGAAGGATCGAGACAAGCAGGCACTAGCCAAGATTCTTGAAGCCTTCGTCGCCAAAGAGCTCCAGCCATGGTTGAAGACGTTCCCGGATGAGTATTACAGCGAACTTTTCCGCATCTACAAAATTCCATATCCACCGGTGGGTAATCCATCGTGGAGACCTAGTTTTCTCGGACATGTGACCAATAACGTTGTTTACGATCGACTTGCACCAGGTTTGTTGCCAGAACTAAAGCGTCTGGCAAGCAAAGAGGAGCGTAAAGCACGGCTTCACCAACATCTAAGTCAGGAGGTGGGGCACCCTAAATTACAAAGTCACATGGGTTCCATCGTCACTCTACTGAAACTGTCGCAAAGTCCAGAGCAGTTCCGTGACTTGGTAGACCGTTTACACCCACGTTTTGGTACCACTGGCCAACTCGACTTCGATGGCCAGGCGTAGTACGTAGCCATCTGAAAGACTCACGCAAAAAATAAAAGATAAAGAGGTTTTAAATGAGCTATTGGAATCAATTTGACAATTTCGATCCGTTGACCGGGCAGGTTTCGTACTGGCCATTTCCTCAAAATTCAGGAATTGTCTGGCGAGCTCGTAACTTATTGCGAAAACGGACAAGCGAACAAATCAGACATCTGGCCAGCTTTTCTGCTCAGATAGTGGATGAGTACTTTAGCCAAGCTAAAGAGGATGAAATTGAGAAGCTTAAAAGTGAAGGTGAATGGAGCTATTTTGATAGCGATGAGGATGGAAATCATCTTCAAATTAATGAGGAACGATTAAATGAACGCGATTTTCCAACCGCCGAAAACACGACCGAAATTGATGCGCTTACAGAGTGTATTGATGGATGGAGTGATGTATTTGGCGATGGCTCCGAGAATCCAGAAGCTTTTGAATACTTTGCAACTATGGCGCTGTGGAAAGTCGCAGATGCCATCGATAGGGTGACTTACAGCTATGACTACAAGTCAAAAACCTACACAAAAAAGGATAGGAAAAAACTTGAGTCGTATGACTACACAAGAGCTGCAGCCAGCGCAATTGAGGCGATGGAAGCTATCTGTCGAGCTGAAAGTTTGAGAGATATTGAGCGTCGTGAGAAGCGATTTACTGAGCAGATTCAGGCAGCTGAAAAACACACCAGCGCAAAGGTTCTTAAAGCGAATGAAGCTAAGTGGAAGTCCCTGCAAGAGCAGGAGGCCAAGCAGAAAACCGACCATGCCAAAAAAATGGCCGAGCTGAGTAAGGCTAATAGAAATAAGTCGATGGCCGCAACATTGGCACATTGGGATCAAGACACGTCATTGCAAAAGCTCAGTATTGCTAAGGCGGGCATCAAGCTTTCAGCATGGTTGGCAACGCAAGACCTTTACTTCTTCGAACCTCGAACTGTGTCGCAGTGGATTTCTGCCCATAAAAAGGTTAAAGCGGCAGCCTGAAATTCATACAGTCAGCGAAGCTGAACGTACATCCAGCCAAGGGTAACGACCGTACAGTCAGCGCGGCTAAACGGACGTGAACCGAAGCATGCCGCACGGCATGCCAAGCAAGCGTATTTCTTTGGTTACCCATCATCTCCATGATCGCCCTGTTCATTCAAAACAGGAGTCGTCATCATGGGAAATCAGAGTTGTACAGCACGGACATCTACCCCGTGCGCAGGTCGCAAAAATGTGCCCGCCAATACCCCCAGTGGGTATTTATTTGGCCAGAGCGCAAACGATCCGTATTTTGAAGCTGCCGTTAATGCAGCCAGGGTCCGGACGCATCAACTGGCCGCTCGCCACGGCTTATCGCCAGCCGAGCGAGAGGACTTTCAGCAGGAGCTGATGCTCGACCTGCTGGAGCACAGACACCAGTTTGATCCGGCCAAGGGTAGCCCGGGCACATTCACGGGCATGGTGTCAAAACACCGTGCCGTTGAATTGCTCGACGGGATGATCAAACAGCGCATGCTTTATACGGATTTTGACGCCGCATCCAAGACGATGGGGGCCGCCAATGACTCCGAGATGGGCACGTCCAAAACCAAATCAGCAGACGACTGCATCGACGCGATCAACTTTAAACGCGACCCCGATCACGAATTCTTCACTGACGGCATGGCTATGCATGACCTGCAAGCGGCCATTGCCTTCATGAATGGCGAGCAGTCCGCATTGCTTGACCTGCTCACTGATCACTCGGATATCGCCAGCGCATGCGTGGCATCCGGCTTATCCACCGCATCTTTCTACCGCCGCGTCCACGAGCTACGCATGCACCTGCGCATGTTTGGTCTGCGCGAAGTGGCCTGAGAAAAATAACGCGTCCAGCGGTAATAACACCTATGCCAGCCAAAAAGTCCCCAAGCAAACCGAGCCGCAATACCTGCGCCACGGCCAATTCACACCTTTCGGAGCCCAAATTGTTAGCGCCACAAAAACTTGTCGAAATATCGCGCAGCCATCTTGGCCTCGTCGCACCAGAGCCGCTCGGGGGTGCACGCCCTTTCTATTCACCAGGCGTCGCTGTCACAGAAGCCATTTTGTGTGACTGGGTCGCCAGTGCACAAATCGGCCACTGCATCCAGTACCACGAGGGCCTGCTGCTGCGTGATCGTTCAGAGATCAGCAGCGACTTGACCACCAAGGACCGCGCCCGTATTCACTCCGTCGCCCGTCGCGCGTGGATCGCCTGCGAGCTTGGCCTGGTGCATCTCTTTAGCCAAAAGGTGGGGCAGGACCACTACCGCTACCTGGCCATGCGCTCCAGTTCCCCGCTCAAGCCGCCCGAAATCCGTACCCAGCTGCGCATTGCGCAGATGGCTCCCAGCAACCGCAAGCCCCACTGAAAGAAAGAGAACCCATGACTGCCGAACCCGACGTGCTGGATGAAATAGGCCAGCTTTACATGAACGAGCTCGACAAGCTCCCGCTGCAAGACCTTGACCGTATGATCAAACAGGTCACTGCTGCCAAAGACACTGCCGCTTTGTACCTCAACGCATTGCAGTCCACCTTGCACAGTCGCTTGGGTGGTCATGCCCAACAGCTTCGCCAAGAGGCTGGCAAGTCCACCGGCACTGTGCGCTTTGAGGTCGATGGCTACATGGTCGTCGCCGATTTGCCTAAGCGCCCTGAATACAACCAGGTCAAGCTCAAAGAAGCCGTGGAAGCGCTGCGTAAATGGGGCGAGGACCCGGAGAATTATGTCGGCATCGAAATCAAAGTCGCCGAGTCCAAGTACACCGCCTGGCCACCCGGTATCCGCGATCTGTTCGAACCTGCACGCACGCTCAAAACGGGCAAGCCCAGCTACAAGCTCGAGCAGATCAAGACCGGAGAAATTCCCGACGCTGCCAACGACAGTCACTTTGGTGGGGGTGTGTGATGGCCATTTCACTTGCACAACTCACCCGCGCCAATACGCCCAAGCCACCCCGTATTCTGATTCACGGTGTTGCAGGCGTTGGTAAAACCACCTTCGCCGCAGAAGCCAGCAAACCTGTGTTCGTGCAAACGGAAGACGGTCTGGGAACAATTCCGGCAGCTAGCTTTCCGCTTGCACGCACGTTTGAGGAAGTCCTTGAGTCACTGGCCTCGCTTTACACCGAAGACCATGACTTCAAAACCGTGGTCATTGACAGCGTTGACTGGCTCGAGCCCTTGGTTTGGGGCAAGGCCTGCCGCGACAACGGATGGGGATCCATCGAAGACGCCGGTTACGGCAAAGGGTACGTCGCCGCATTGACTCTGTGGCGTCAGTACATCGACGGCCTGAACGCACTGCGTGACGACCGTGGCATGACCGTTGTGCAAATCGCGCACACCGACATCAAGCGTTTTGACTCGCCTGAGCACGACCCCTACGACCGGTACGTCATCAAGTTGCACACCCGCGCAGCGGCGCTGATGCAAGAGCACTCCGACATCGTGCTGTTTGCCAACTACCGCATCTCCACCGTGAAGGCCGATGTCGGCTTCAACAAAAAAGTAAACCGCGCCATGGGCTCGGGCGAGCGGGTGATTCACACCGCCGAGCGCCCAGCCTTTTTGGCCAAGAACCGCTATGGCCTTCCTGAGACCCTGCCACTGGACTGGCAGTCCTTTGCCCAGGCCATGCCCGATGTGATCAAGCCCATGTTGATCGCCAACCCAGTCACCCCCACCAACCCAACCACCTGAAATTGAAATAGGAGAAAACACCATGGCTTCATTCGGACAAACTTTCGACGCATCCTCAGTTGAACCCAGCAGCGGCTACGAAGTCCTGCCACCCGGTAAATACCTCGCCCAAATTGTTGCAAGCGAAATGCGTGCAACCAAAGACGGCATGGGCCAGTACCTCTACCTTGAGGTGGATGTCATTGAGGGGCAGTACGCAGGCCGCAAGCTCTTTGATCGCCTGAACCTCATCAATGCCAATGCAGATGCTGTGCAAATCGCACAGCGCACGCTGTCATCTATCTGCCGTGCCGTTGGCAAGTTGCAGGTCAGCAATTCGGAGCAGTTGCACCTCATTCCATTGATTGCTGATGTGCGTGTGCGCCCCCCGAAGGGCATGTATGGCGAGAGCAACTCGGTCCGCTACCTGCCTCGCAGCGGTCAGGCTGCAAACGCCCCCACATTCAGCACTGGTCCAGCCAACCCGCCAGCGCGTCCTGCCGTTGCTACAGCAACGCCTGCTGCCAACGGACTGCCCTGGAAGCGCCAAGCCTGAGGTCCCACTGCATGCACGAACACTTCACATTGCATCAACACGCGCTTGAGCCGGTTCACCTGCCGGACTCTGCGCAGGGCTGTCGGGAGCGAATGGCTGCGCTGCAAGGCGAGATTGCTTCCATTCGTATTCAGATCGCAACGACTGACATTCGGCGGCAAACAGAGAAGAAGACGCTTGATGCTGCCTGGTTCCATCGCGCCAAAACCGCGCTGCGTTTAAAGCAGCAGGAGCTGGCGCAGGTGACTGTGCATCTTGCAACCTTTGATAAACGCGCTGCGCCCAATCACCGTGATGCCTTCAAAGACACCTTGATTGAAGTGGTGCGTGAAAACTGCAATGACCAGGAGTGGGCGGGCCTGGTGCAGCGTGCGCGTGACTTACACGCGAGCCAAGGAGGAAACCATGGCTGAACTGCCCGCCATCACAAGCCTTACCCGCGAGGCCATCTTCTCTGGCTACGAAGCAGATGCCAGTGATGGGTTTCGCAGCCACCTTGGCGCATCCCTCATTGGCAAGGAATGCGAACGTGCGCTTTGGTACGACTTTCGCTGGGTCACGCGCAGCAAGCACCCAGGCCGACTTCTGCGCTTGTTTGAAACCGGTCAACTGGAGGAGGCGCGCCTGGTGCTGAACCTGAGACGCACCGGTGCGACTGTGCTGGAAGTCGATCCCGAGACTGGACGTCAGTTTCGTGTTCAAGCCCATGGCGGCCATTTTGGAGGTTCGCTCGATGGCGTTGCTATCAATTTGCTTGAAGCACCCAAAGTCTGGCACGTGCTGGAGTTCAAGACGCACTCTAACAAGAGCTTTGGCGATCTGGTGGCCAAGAAGGTACGCGAGTCCAAACCGCAGCACTTTGCCCAGATGCAAATCTACATGCACCTGATGGGCATTACCCGATCGATGTACTTGGCTGTGAACAAGGACACCGATGACCTGTATGTCGAACGCGTGGAGGCAGATGTCACTTATGCGGAACTTCTTCTGGAAAAAGCCCGGCGAATCATCTTTGCCCAAACACCACTGCCACGCATCAGCGAAGAGCCAAGTTGGTATCAGTGCCGCATGTGTGACCACGCACCGGTTTGCCATGCAAGTGGCAACAGCGTGGTGGCACCTGCGATCAATTGCCGTACTTGCCTGCACTCAACACCCGTGGATGGTGGTTGGCATTGCGACCGGCATCAAAAGCGCCTGACCGAAGTAGATCAGCGCAGCGGCTGTGAGCAGCACCTGTATTTGCCACCACTTGTTCCTGCTACGCAAGTCGATGCGGGTGACGACTGGGTTGACTACGAATTTACCAACGGTGTTCGCTGGCGCGATGCCGGTTTGAAAAAGCACGCCGCCAACTGAATCCCCAACCGCAAACCTAAACGCAATTGAAAAAGGAGTCCCGTCATGAGCTTTTCCCTTCGCCCCTACCAAAGCGCTGCCATCCAAGGCATCTACAACTATTTCCAAGATGAGAGCGGCAACCCGCTGGTGGTGATTCCTACCGCTGGTGGCAAGTCCCTTGTCATGGCCACCTTTGTTGAAGGCGTGCTCAAAGCCTTTCCAGATCAGCGCATCCTGATCGTGACTCATGTGCGTGAGCTGATTGAACAGAACTTTGCCGAACTCAAAAAGCTTTGGCCGCAAGCCCCGGCAGGGATTTATTCAGCAGGTCTTAAGAAGCGTGAGATCCGTGCGCAGATTTTGTTTGCTGGCATCCAGTCCATTCACAAGCGTGTGTATGACGTTCAGCAGTGCGATCTGGTGTTGATTGATGAAGCGCATTTGATCCCACGCTCCTCAAACACGATGTACCGCAAGTTTCTTGATGGCTTGAAGCGCATTAACCCCATGCTCAAAGTGATTGGTCTGACGGCCACGCCATACCGCCTTGACTCTGGGTTGTTGCATGAAGGTAGTGAGGCCATCTTCACTGACATCGCCTACGAGGTTTCGGTGCGCGAGTTGATTGATGACCACTACCTTTCGCCACTGATCTCCAAACGCATGGCAACGCAAATTGACCTCACTGGTGTGGGTACACGCGGCGGTGAGTTCATCCCGAAGGATTTGGAAGCGGCCATTGACCAGGACGCGATCACACAAAGCGCAGTCAATGAAATCTTCTCGTACTCAACAAACCGCAAAAGCTGGCTGATCTTCTGTGCTGGCGTGGACCATGCTTACCACGTGCGTGATGCGGTGCGCAGCAGAGGGGTGACCTGCGAGACGATTGTGGGCGATACGCCCAGCGCCCAGCGCGAAGCGATCATCAATGACTTCAAGGCCGGACGAATTCAGTGCCTGACCAATGCCAATGTCTTGACGACAGGCTTTAACGCTCCTGCGGTAGACCTGATTGCCATGCTGCGCCCGACCAAGTCGGCGGGCTTGTATGTGCAGATCGTTGGTCGTGGCTGCCGCCTTGCACCGGGCAAGACCGACTGCTTGGTGCTCGACTTTGCCGGGAACATTGCGCGCCACGGACCCATTGACGCCATCAAGCCCAAGACACCCAAAGCGGGTGAAGACGGCGATGCGCCCACCAAAGCCTGCCCTGAGTGCGACAGCATCGTGCACGCGGCGGTACGTCAGTGCCCCGACTGTGGCCACATGTTTCCGGAGCCGCAAATCAAGATTGACGCCAAAGCCAGCACTTTGGACATCCTCTCTGGCGGTCCACCCGAGTGGGTGCCCGTGACACGGGTCAGCTATGCCCGGCACGACAAGACTGGTAAGCCGCCGTCACTTCGAGTTGATTACTGGAGTGGACTGAGTTCCCACAGCGAATGGGTTTGCATTGAACACCAGGGCTATGCGCGGCAAAAGGCTGCGAGCTGGTGGGCAAACCGAGCACCGGGGCTGCCACTTCCCCGTGGTGTTGATGAAGCTCTGGCCGTATCGCAGCGGCTCAAGTGTCCATCGCAGATCGCGGTGCGCCCGAGCGGGCGTTACACAGAAATCGTCGGCGCGCGCTTTTGATGTCGAGCGCATAAATGATGTGCGCCATTTGCAGGCGCGATGCCCGAGGGTATGGGTTCGCGCCATGTTTGATCCGTATTGATGCGCCGAGCGTGAAGTTGTGTTCGAGGCGCTGTCAAAACATTGCAGCAAGGCTAAAGGGAATGATTGATCCAAACCAACATGAAACCAACGCTCTGGCGGCGGCCTGCGAGACAGGTGGCGAGTACGTCGAGTCACTTGCCAAAACAGACTTGGCCACCTTCACCGCAGTGGAGTGGTCAACCTTGATTGATGTGGTCGTGACCGCCTTTCAAGACTCACTTCGCATTGCCTATGCAGATGACCCACCATTTTGAAGGAACGCATGAATCCAAATAATTACATGGCCCATCTTGGGGCCACGCTCGTAGATCGCGGCTATGCCATTTTGCCGATCCAGCCTAGCACTAAGAAGCCGGGCATGTTTCGCCTGGGTGCCTGGCAAGACTATCCCAAGTGGAGCCGTCACTGTGAGCGCGACACGACTGAAAACGAAGTCGATATCTGGGGCGACTGGCCCGAAGCTGGCATTGGTATTGCCGCAGGCAAGGTGATTGGCATCGACATTGATGTGCTGCAGTCCAAAGACATCGCGGTTCAGATTGAGGGCTTAGCTAAGCGGCTGCTGGGCGACACACCTGCAGTTCGTATCGGCAACGCCCCCAAGCGATTGCTGGTGTACCGTGCGGCCCAGCCCTTCAGTGGCTTTAAGTTCCCGCCCATTGAGGTCTTGGGTGTGGGGCAGCAGTTCATCGCCTATGGCATTCACCCGGATACCGGCAAGCCCTACGAGTGGCCCGTGCAAACCTTGGCCGACCTGAAAATCGAAGAACTGCCTGTCATCACCGAGGCACAGGCTCGAGAGTTTGCACGCCAGGCGTACGAGATGGTCCCCGAATCTATGCGCCCCAAAAGTCTGGCTGTAGGTTTGAAGTCTCCAGAGGCGTTCGCCAATCTGCCCGAGCAACGCGGCACGTTCGAGGCAGTGCAAGACGCGCTTCAGTACATCCCCAATCAGGACCTGGACTACGACAGTTGGGTGCGCATTGGCATGGCCATCAAAGGTGCGCTTGCCGAGCAGGGGTGGCCGCTCTTTGAGTCCTGGTCTGCGTCGTCCAGTAAAAACGATGCCAAGACAACCGCTAAAAGTTGGGGGAGCTTTTCGCCTCAGCGCATTGGGGCGGGAACCATCTACAAGCTGGCGCTGGACAACGGCTGGATTCCAGATGCTGACCTGCAGCTCAATGGTGAGATTGTGATGAACGGACATCACCCGGCCAAGGAGATGCTGCAAACGCTGCAAACATCAAACCCCATCACGATTGATGGATCAGGTGCACCGCCCGTGCTGCCACCACCCAAACCACTGCCGACGGGCTGGGACCAAGTTGGCGGCGTGATTGCCGACATGATGTCGCTCATGGCAACGACGGCAAAGCGTCCACAGCCTGTGCTGGCGCTCGGAGCGAGTTTGTGTGCCATCGGCGCGCTGATGGGGCGTAAGTACCGCACCGAGAGCAACACGCGCTCGAACCTTTATGTCGTAGGTATCGCTGAGAGCGGCGCAGGCAAGAACCACAGCCGCGTGGTTATCAACGAGCTATTCCGCAAGGCCGGGTTGCTGCAATACCTGGGCGGCAACAAGATCGCATCGGGTTCCGGTCTTTTGACGGCCATCCAGCGTCAGCCCGCCATTCTTTTTCAGCTAGATGAGTTCGGTATGTTTTTGTCGGCAGCCGCTGACCGTAAACGCTCCCCGCGCTACGTGTGTGAAATCCTGGACCTGATGACCGAGCTGTACACCACTTCAGGCACGACTTACTTTGGCATTGAGTACGCAAGCAACCAACTCAACAACGCGCACCGTGCCATTCACCAGCCCTGCGCGTGCATCTACGGCACCACCACACCCTTGCACTTTTGGCAGGCGCTGCAGGCGTCGAATGTGGCCGACGGTTCATTGGCGCGCTTTCTGATTCTGGAGAGCGAGGACGATTTCCCCAATAGCAACGAACTTTTTGGCACGATAGATCCCCCGCAAGACTTAATCGACCGACTGCTGCTGATCCACCAGGGAGGTGGTCAGTTGAACGGCAACCTCACGGATGTGGGCGCGATTGATGAAGTGCTGGTGGATCCGCGTGTCGTTCCGATGACCGCGCAAGCGCGTGACGCGTTTCGCTTGCTTGACCACGAGTTGTTGACAAAGCTTCGCTTGTCGAGAGGCACCGGTTTTTCATCGATCTTGGCGCGCATTGAAGAGAACGCCACCAAATTGGCTCTCATTCGCGCTGTGTCGCGCGACGCGGTGACACCGCAGATCGAGGACCACGACGCGCACTGGGGAATTGCGCTCTCGCGCCACTGTGCCGAGCTGACTATTCGAGAAGCAAGCGCGCGCGTTTCAGAAAACCAAGTCGAGTCCAACCACAAGCGCGCTTTGCAAATCCTGCGTGATGGCGATGCCGCTGGTATGTCAAAGAGCGAGTTCACACGGCGCACCCAGTTCATGGACCACCGCCAGCGAGATGGCGTGCTGCGTACCTTAACGGACGCCCACCTGGTTGAGGTGTTCGCCATGCCAACGGGCGGCAGACCTAGCCAGTGGATCAAGCTGGCGGGAAATGATGTCCCAACTGAACAGTGAACGGTCTATGAGGACTTCTTTCAATTACGACCTTCTTTCAAAGGGGGTGCCTCTATATACAAATAAATACAGGGGTCGCTATACGCACCCAAAAATCCTCGCGCGCGCGAAACGCCTGCCCTGGAGGTGGTCAGAGAGAGACATAGGTATATATATTGAAAGAAGAAGTATTGAAATAAGTACCCCACCAGACCCGGACTCCACCTTTGAAAGATGAAGTATTGAAATAAGCCCCGTCATCTGTTGAAGACTTTTTGTAAGCCCTGATAACCGCATCCGATTGAAAAAATCGGAAATGACAGACATGAGGGAGCCGCACCCGCCCTGACACGGCTTTGGTGCCAGTGCTCCTCCAGGTCGCACAAGAAAACTTGTACGAACCCTTGGAGGAAATCCCTGATGAATTACAAATCAACCCCACGCCTCGTCATCCTGGCTCTTGACCTGGGTACGACCACCGGCTGGGCACTGCGCTCGGCAAACGGTCCTGTGGCGCATGGCTTCGTGAGCTTCAAGTCCCAACGCTTTGAGGGCGGTGGCATGCGCTATCTGCGCTTTGGACGTTGGCTCGATGACATGCTCGCCTTGAGTGGCTCAGAGAGTGACGCACCAACCGATTCAGCGGTCATTGGAGCCGTTTACTTTGAAGAGGTGCGCCGTCACCTCGGCGTAGATGCTGCGCATGTCTACGGCGGTTTGCTGGCCACGCTGACCGCATGGTGTGAGCGTCACCAGATACCGTACCAAGGTGTGCCTGTGGGCACCATCAAACGCCATGCCACTGGCAAAGGCAACGCGGGCAAGGCCGAGGTGATTGCGGCCATGAAAGCGCTGGGCCACCCGGTCACCGACGACAACGAGGCGGATGCTCTTGCGCTCTTGCACTGGGCGCTGGCGCAGTGTACGGATCCCGCCTTGAGCAAGGAGGTGCGCCATGGCTAAAAAGCAAGTTGCACAGCCATTGACCCATGGCACTTTGGTGAGTCTGCCCGGCGGTCGGGTTGGTGAGTGGATCAGTGAGGCGGAGGAAGGCACCAGCTTTCGCACCGAGCATTTCCGGACTGTCGACTCGCTCGGCCTTTTGATGCGCAATGGCGCGATCACGGCGCAGATGCACGACGCGGGTCAGGACTTCTCTCGCACATTTGTTTTTGCTCAGCTAAGTTCAGCGGGCTCACCACCGCTTGATCGCATACCTGGTGGTCATTGGCAGGACACGATGACAGAGCGCTGTGCCTGGGCTAGAAAGCGGTTGGGTGAGGCGCTCGATGCAGTGGGTGGTATCAGTAGCCCCGGTGGTTGCGCTGTCTGGCACGTGGCCGGTTTGGGTCAAAGCGTGAAGGAGTGGTCTGCTCAGGAAGGTTGGAACGGACGCACACTCAACCAGTACGAGGCCAAGGGCATTTTGGTTGGCGCATTGGGTGTGTTGGCGGTGCATTACGGGTACAGTCGTTAAAAAACGCTTGTCAGGACGTTGTCCGGACGCTATGATGGGTCAACTTTTCAAAAAAGGGGTCGCCATGACCGCAGTCATTCATTCCAAATCTGAGCGCATTGATGTGCGAGCCAGCACGCCTGTGAAGCAATTGCTTCAGGAAGCGGCGCGCGTGGCGCACAAAAATGTGAGCGAGTTTCTGCTTGACGCGGGCATCATCGCGGCTAACCAGACCTTGGCTGACCGCACCCGTTTCGAGCTAAGCGACGACAAGTGGTTGGCGTTTCAGGCTGCACTTGACCAGCCCGTGAGTGCCAAGCCCAAGCTCAAGAAGCTTTTGTCTGAGCCGGGGCTGCTTGGTTGAGTTCGCATGCTTACGAGCCAGTTCGCAAACTGGCCGGCTCGGACACCGTTGAGTCCTTCGACTGTGGCCAGAGCGCACTGAATCAGTTTTTGCAGCGCTTTGCGCTCGTCAACCAAAAATCTAATAGCGCGCAAACCTACGTGAGTTGCCATTCGGGCTCGGTCGTTGGTTTCTACAGTTTGGCGGTTGGTAGCGTTGAGCCTTCCAGTGCGGCACCTCGTGTAACCAAAGGTATTCCACAGCACCCCGTGCCGGTGATGATTCTGGCCCGGCTTGCGGTGGACCTTCAGCACCAAGGCGCTGGGCTTGGCAAAGCACTGCTCAAAGACGCGCTGCTGCGCACTGCACAAGCGGCAGACATTGCCGGAATTCGTGCACTGCTGGTGCATGCAAAGGACGAGACTGCCAGGCAGTGGTATCTCAATTGGGAGTTTGAACCCAGCCCATCTGATCCGTTTCACCTGTTCCTTTTGATGAAGGACATCAAGGCCATGGTGGGTAAATCGTGAGTTAAAAGTACAGGGTATTTAGTCGATGAATAAATCGCACGAAAACCCCTTGACGCGGTATATATCGAAGCGGTAGCATTCAGCTAATCACTCAAATTACGCCCACACGGTTTGCGCCTTGTGGGCGTTTTGTTTGGGTCTTCACTTCCCCGCATTTACCGCGCTTGCAAGCAGCCCTCGCTGGTTGACCTGCAAGCTGCGCTCCAACCCGAAAGCTTCCCTATGACACCCGAGATCCGAATGGTCGCGGTGGATTCGCTCATCCCGTATGCGCGAAACGCCCGCACCCACAGCGATGACCAGGTGGCACAAATTGCCGCATCCATCTCCGAGTTTGGTTTTACCAATCCGATCCTGACAGATGGGGACAAAGGCGTGATCGCAGGACACGGACGCTTGGCTGCAGCGCGCAAACTTGCACTGACTGAAGTGCCCGTGATTGAGCTGGGCCACCTCACCGCAATTCAAAAGAAAGCCTACATCCTGGCCGACAACCGCATCGCTGCAAACGCTGGCTGGGACGAAGAGTTGCTCAAGCTTGAGATTGCCGAACTCGATGAGGCTGACTTCAATCTGGAGTTGATGGGCTTTGGTGATGAAGAGCTTGAGCGTTTGCTCAACGGTGATGGCGACACCACGGGCCTGACCGAAGACGATGCAGTACCCGAGTTGCCAGCCGAACCTGTTTCCAAAACAGGTGATGTGTGGGTCTTGGGTCAGCACCGTTTGCTGTGTGGTGACTCCACCGTGCTCTCCGATGTGGAGCGACTGATGAATGGCCAGCTCGCCGACATGGCTTTCACCGATCCACCCTACAACGTGGACTACGGCAACAGCGCCAAAGACAAGATGCGAGGCAAGGACCGTCGCATCATGAACGATGCGCTAGGAGATGGGTTCTATAAGTTCCTCTACGACGCCTGCGTCAACTTGTTGGTGGTCACCAAAGGAGCCTGCTATGTGTGCATGAGCTCCTCTGAGTTGCACACCTTGCAAAAAGCCTGGCTTGATGCGGGCGGCAAGTGGTCCACATTTGTGATCTGGGCCAAGAACACTTTTACGCTTGGACGCGCCGACTACCAGCGCCAGTACGAGCCAATCCTTTATGGTTGGAAAGATGGCGCAAAACACTTCTGGTGCGGTGACCGCGACCAGTCAGACATTTGGAATTACAACAAGCCCCGTGTGAACGATTTACACCCGACGATGAAGCCGGTGGAGTTGGTCGAGCGTGCCATCAAGAACTCATCCAAGACACGCGACATCGTGATCGATTTGTTTGGCGGATCTGGCACAACGCTCATTGCATGCGAGAAAACGAATCGCCAAGCCCGTCTCATGGAGATGGATCCCAAGTACGTGGACGTTATCGTCAAGCGTTGGGAGGAATACACAGGACAAAAAGCCACCCGTGAAGCGGATGGCTCTGCATTTGCAGATCTATCGCCGCAAGGTCAGTCTGTTTTAGCTGATGCTGTGGGGAGCGAGCTAGAGGGTGAGACCCTGTAGACCCGCTCACCACCGCTCTCTTTGACGGAGTCGATGGTCAGGCCCAGCTTCTTTTTCAAAGTTCCAGCCATACAACCGCGCACCGTGTGCGCCTGCCATCCTGTGGCCTCCACCATTTGAGGGAGGGTTGCACCTTCGGGGCGTTTCATCAGATCGATGAGTACCGACTGTTTGCTGCCTTCGCGTTTGGGTTTGGCCGGTGGCTCAATACCAATGGCCTTCAAGCCTGCAACGGTGATGGCAAAACGGGTAGAGCCCTCTGGTCCTTTGCTGTGGGGTCTGATCAGGCCTTCATTGCCAAGGCTGGTCAGCACCTTGATCAATGCACCACCTTTGAGGTTGGACGGGAAGTCGGTCAGCACATGCTGAGGATGGCTGGCTGCAGCGTTGAGAAGCAAGGTTTGGCTGGGTGTGAGTTTCATGTTGACCTCCGGTATCAGTTTGGTTGGGTTGTTTGTTTGGATTGCTGGCCAGCCGTGAATGCGGCTTGCAGGGCTTCTTTGAGGCCCCAGACGCTGACTTCATGAAAGTCCAGGCGGTCGCTGTTGCGTGTTGCCAGCGTGTCGATGTGCAGATGCTCTGCGGCGATTTGGTTGAGCAGACGCTCCAATGTTTTGGCGTCCATCACTTGGCTCCCCGCACCTGGTGGATCTGGCGGGCGCGGTCAAAGCCGACCCACTCGCCTTGGGTATCAAGGCCGCGTGAGGCCAGCTCCTCGCGGGCCAGCAGGTTGAGGTCAAGTTCCCCACGTGCGGCGGCTGCCAGTACCTTGGTGAGCGCGATCTGGATGAACCCGACCTCGTCGACGGTGAACTGTGTGGTGTAGGTCATTTGCAAAGCTCCTTGGGTTGTTGATGACGTTCCTATGAACGCTCTGAATCCAAGTGAAGCCAAGCTTTATCTGCATCAATTGCGATTAGTTTTTTGATTGAGTTGCTTACACGCCAATACCGAGCCGCTATGCCCCGCAGTGCCCCGACACCATGCCGTCACCCCGCCTGCGCGTTGGTGCTGGACAAGCCCGGCTACTGCGAGCAGCACCGCCCCAAGGTGCACCGGGACTACGGGCGTGCCAGGCGTGGCTTTGATACTGAGCTGGGCTTCTACCAGTCCGCGCGCTGGCGTGAGGTACGTGCTGCATTCCTGCGTGAACACCCGCTGTGTGTGGCGTGCAAGGGGGCGGGTCTGGTGGTGGCTGCCAAGGTTGCCGACCACATCAGGCCGCTCAAGGACGGCGGCGAGCGCTTTGACTGGGTCAATCTGCAAGGGCTGTGCGTCTCATGTCACAACCGAAAGACGGCGCGTGAGACTGCAGGTCGGGGCTGACTACCCCCCCCGGGGGGGTCTCAATCTCTACAGACGGCGGCCAAAGATGCGTGCGCCTGCCAAGATTTTTGCGCGTGCAAATTGAAACCTAGGGGGGTTGCCCGAAGGCAGCCTAATGCCGGGCCTCGCCGGTCGGGGCTAAGAGCCGATCAGTTGAGATCGGCGATGAACTTTTCAATATTGATGGCTTTGGATTTCCCCACCGAGCGAATGATGGAGTTGGCGACGTTTTCTTCAACGACGCTGTTCCATTTGGAAAAGCTTTTGTCCGTCACGCTCTTGTCAAACGCAGATCGAACCGCCTCACGCCCAGCTTTCATATCAGCCGCCAGAGCGGACTGAACGAGGCATTTTGAGATGACGTCGGCTTTGCGCACTGGGAGTTTTCCGGTGGGTTTGAAGCCTCCATATTAACGATTACCAACGACTGAACCCAGATGGCCGGAAGAAAACCACTCCCGACGGAGATCAAAAAGCTCAGGGGAACCCTGCAAAAGTGCAGGACCAACCCGCATGAGCCGCAGCCCCAAGGGGATCTGGTTGCGCCGCCCGAGTACATGTCCGACGGGGCCAAGCAGGCCTGGCGCTATGCCATTGAGAGCGCGCCTGAGCATTTGCTGCGCAAACTCGATATGTCGGTGCTGGAGGTTTGGTCCTGCGCCGCTGACTTGTACCGCAAGGCCCAGATCGGAATCACCAAGACGGGTCTGCTGATCAAAGCGCCGAACACCGGTGTGCCGATGCAGTCGCCGTACTTGGCCATCGCCAACAAGCAGGCCCAGATCATGACCAAGGCAGCGGTGGAGATGGGATTTACGCCAGCCTCTCGTTCGCGTATCACACAGCCCACAGATACCCAGATCGATCTCGATCCTTGGGCGGACATAGCAGGCTGAGACTGAACTTTGGCAGCAGATAACTACGCCGCCGTTGCCCGCAAGTATGCACAGGCAGTCGTTGCCGGTGACATCCTGACCTGCAAATGGGTCCAGCGTGCATGCCAACGGCAGTTGAATGATCTGGCAAAGTTCAAGGGCAAGGCAAGTCCCTACCAGTTCAACCCAAAGCTCACCGACAAGGACGGGCGGGAATTCCATCCCGCTGACAACCTGTGCGCGTTCATTGAACGCCTGCCCCACGTCAAGGGGCCGCTGGCAGGCGAAACGATCAAGTTGGAGCCTTGGCAGGTGTTCATCCTGACCACCGTATTTGGATGGGTCAAGCCTGACGGTAATCGCCGCTTTCGGCGCTCGTACATTGAGGTGCCACGTGGCAACGCTAAGTCGACCCTGTCGTCTGCGCTTGCGCTGTATATGCTGGCCGCCGATGGTGAAGGTGGTGCAGAGGTTTACTCTCTGGCCACCACCCGCGACCAGGCGCGCATTGTGTTTGGTGATGCGCAGACCATGGCGCGCAGGTCACAGGGCTTTCGCAGCCGGTTCTCTGTCAACGTTGGTGCGCACAACATGAACGTGCTGCATACCGGCTCAAAGTTTGAAGCGCTCTCGGCAGAGGGATCTACGCTCGACGGCCTGAACATTCACTTCGGCTGCATTGATGAACTGCACGCCCATAAGACTCGCACCGTCTACGACGTTGTGGAGACCGGTACCGGCAAGCGAGACAACTCGCTCTTGTGGGTGATCACCACCGCTGGCAGCAATCGCGCAGGCATTTGCTACGAGGTACGCACCTTTGTAACTCGACTACTCGATGGTGTGTTCGAGGACGACAGCCAGTTTGGCATCGTCTACGGGCTGGACGACGGGGACGACTGGACCAGCGAAGACTCGCTGATGAAGGCCAACCCCAACTGGGGTATCTCGGTGCGCCCGGAAATCCTGGGACCGCTGCAGGCCAAGGCCATGCAGTTGCCCAGTGCAATGAACAACTTCAAGACCAAGCACTTGAACGAGTGGGTCAACGCTGACACTGCATGGATGGACATGCGCTCCTGGGACGCCTGTGCTGATCAGGACCTGGACATCGAGTCCTTTGTTGGCCAGCCCTGCTGGGTGGGTCTGGACTTGGCCAGCAAGACAGACATTGCGGCATTGGTGATTGTGTTTGCCCATCCCGAGATTGCTGACGCATTCGTAGTCTTCGGCAAGTACTACCTGCCAGAGGACACGGTCAATGCCAACGGCAACAGTCAGTACCCGGGATGGATGCATACCGGACGCCTCACCGTGACGCCGGGCAATGTGATTGATTTCAGTTGGATCGAAGCGGATCTGAATGATCTGTCCTCTCGCTTTGCTGTTCAGGCAGTCGCGTTTGATCCGTTTCAGGCGACGCAACTCTCGACCCGAATGTTGAGTGAGGGGCTGCCCATGATTGAAGTGCGTCCGACGGTGCTGAATTTCTCAGAACCGATGAAGGCGCTTGAAGCCCTGGTGCTTCAAAAGAAATTGGTTCACGACGGTGACCCGGTTCTGGGTTGGATGGTCAGCAACGTGGTGGCCCACCTGGACGCCAAAGACAACATTTACCCACGCAAGGAGCGAGCAGAAAACAAGATCGACGGCATCGTGGCACTGATCATGGCCCTTTCAAGGGCAATCAAACCGGGAGACTCGGTGGTGCTGGGATCCGACTACGAGTTGATGTTGCTCTGAACTGATGGGACTGTTTACCTTTTTTGATCGCTTTCGCGGATCTGGTAGCTCCAACGCCTCAGGTGGAGATCGTTCGCCATGGGGTGACTTTTCATTCGAGTCAGTGTCTGCGCGTACCAGCAGTGGCATGCGCGTCTCGCCCGATAGCGCGCTGCGCCTAGCTGCTGTGTATGCCTGTGTGCGGATACTGGCCGAAACAATTGCATCACTGCCTTTGGTGGTTTACCAGCGCCGCCCTGACGGCGGCAAGGACAGGGTC